TCGCCCAAGGCGACTTGTGTGTTGACTTGTGTAGTCAGTTGTGTGTTACTCATTTTGTTATTACTGCTTTTCTTGTGGTTTAACTTTGCCCCGTTGGATTGCCGTCCTTCGGGGCGCTTTCTTGTGGTGAGGACTAGTCCTCGAAATCTTCCCATTCCGCCCATCGCCTGCGGCGTTCCTCGAAACGGCGCATGCGGATAAACATATTTCTCTGCCCGCAGTGGTAGCTCGCGAGGCAGGAGCCAAGGGTGAGGATGGCGAGGGCGATGGCGAATCCTGCACTCATCGTGCGAGCCTCCATGCACAAAGGCCGAGGATGACGACCGGCGAGACCATCCAGATAAAATCGAAGGCGTAATCTAGGCATCGGAGAATGGTGTCCATTAGGAAGCCCTCCGGGTGTTGAGGCTCGCACGGCGCTTGTCCGACCACCACTTCTCCAGCGAGGGCCGAAGGATGCGCCAACCGCCACGGTCGCCACGGGGCTTTTCTGCGGTGAACATCCCCTTGTTGCAAAACTGCCGAATCGTCCACGGCGCGTAGCCGGTGAGTTGAGCGGCTTCTTCTACGGTCATCATTATGTTCATGGGTTACTAAAACCTTTCTATAAAAAAATTGTTTATTCTAGCGACTTTATGTATGCATCTTTAACTTGGCGGGTTACTAAAACCTGCTCCAAAAAAAACTCGACCTGCCGACTGGTTGGTCTTTTGCCTGCTTCCGCCTCAATTTTTACTCGGGCGACTAGCTCTCTTGGAAGCCACACGGCCAGCAGCTCTTTTTGTGGCTTCGGCGATGGCGAGGTAGTCCTCTGGCGCGAGAATGGTTTTGCGAGTGGCATGGGTAAGAGTTTCTTCAATGAAAGCGGTGATTGTCAGCCCACGGGATTTGGCAGCTTTGCGAACCCGTGCCGCCAATGTGCGAGGGATGTAAAATCCGATCACTTCTTTGTCGGTGGAGTGTTGGTTTGGCATGACGAAAAAACTCTTAGCCGAGGTTACTAAAACCACACAAGAATTATTCTTCAATGCGGTGATCACCTACCATAAAAAAACACTTGACAACCGCATGGGCAAATGATCCGCAGGCCGAAATAAAAATTCACCCGCTTAAACAGACGCTCCGCAGGCGAGGGGACTTGACCAGCGCCCCAAATCAAAACCGTCCATCCGCCCGCCAACCCGCATGAATGCTGGCTGCGCGGAAATTTATTTCACCGAAAAAAAACTAAAATAAATCACGGCAACCCCTAAAACTACCATGCAGAAAATGTAAATTCCGAACCATGTTTTGTTCCACCAATTACCAGCTGGCGCGTATTCGCCCATGAATAAGCAAGACGCCACAAAGAGACACAACCAACCGGAAACAATGAAGACGGTCATCGCTTCACCCTCTTCGCCTTGTTCTCCATTACACGCGCAATCACCTTCTCGCGGTTCCTCTGATACCAATCCGCCTTGCGAACCTTCTCCGCCTCCTTGAATTTATCGTCCGTGCGGTAGCGATCCGAGTATTGTTTCGCCATGAACTTTTGCTGCGTTTTTTTGTTCGCGTAAGGCATAGGTCAAATCCTCCAAAAGGCTTTCCAATCGGCCCGAACGGCGGGAACCGCATAGACTCTCTGCACCATCGCTGGCGAGGTGTGACCCATTTGGTAGGCCGTCAATCCCGCATTCCCGCAGCGACCGAGGTGGTAGGTCGCGAACGAATGCCGAAGCGCATTCTCTGGCCAGCCCTCCCAGCCAAGAGCAAGTGCCACGCGCCGCCGCGCCTCATGCAACGCCTCCAGCGATCCTTTCACGATCACGCCTTTCTTCCCTTTGAAAAATTCCCGCCGTTTCACCAGCGGCTCGGTCATATCCACGACCCGCTCCAGCATTCCCGTGGTCTGTTTCGAGACCTCGGGCCGAATATGGATTTGATTCGATTTGAAATCCACATCCTCCCAATTCATCCGCGCCACCTCGATGGTCCGCAGGCCCGCGAACCCGCCTAGCAGCACCAGCGCCTTCACATCATCCTGCATCGGAGCTTTGAGCAGTTCCTTCATTTGCGCGGGCGTGAGAATGTTTCGCGACGGTGTCGCCTTCGGAGACCGCATCCCCTCGACCGGCGACCGCTCGATGAATCTCATCCGTGCCGCCCAGCGGAAAAACATCCGCGCATAGCGAAACCACATCGCCCTAGTCGTCGGTGAATCCGAGGTCTGGTTGATCCATCTCGTCAACGCCACCGGCTCAATGGCAGACAACGCCCCGGACCATTTCGAGTTCAGTTCCCGGCACAGCATCTCGACCTTCGCGATATGCGATTTGGATTTCGTCGCGTTCTCCGCCGCAAACATCCGGGTCGCCACCGCCACCGACATCCCGCCCTCCTCGCTCCTCACTCCTTCGCGACCTTTCTCGCGCAACACATCCACCAGCCGCGCCCCCTCCGAATGCGCCTCCAACTCGGTCTCAAAAAACATCCGTTTCCGATCCCCGAAATAAGATGCTTTGAGATCAAGCACCCATCGATTTCGCGCATCTTCAAACCGAACTGCATAGGGGTTGGGTTTCATTCTGTTGGTTGGTGTTTTGGCAGTCAGTGCCAACTAGTGCCAAAAACATCCCCTCAAAAGCAAAACCACGCAACAGAAAAAAACACGAAGCAAAAGATGGGGGAGGTCTGTAGACCCGCTTGGAAAAAGGCTCCAGAGGCTTTACTGGAGGAGCGGAAGGGGTGGGATTTGAACCCACGGCAGGTTGCCCTGCGTTCGATTTCGAGTCGAGAAACGGCTACTGACTACGAACGATTTACGGAAGGAGTGCCAGAAAGTGCCAAGGCGGGGCGGATTCGGATGAAATTTCGGGCGATGGTTTTCTGCCGTGCTTTGCGCCAGACGCCGTCACCGGACTCGGAGTCGCGGTCGCCTCGTCCGTTGGTGTTGCCTTCGATGGTGATGATCTGAAAGCCCGAATCGGATTCGACGATTCCGACATGCGAGAAGTCGAAGACGACGATGTCGCCGGGTTGGGCGAGGTCGCGTTCGTGCAAGATCACCGAGGTTTTGGGGCGGGACTTCGCCCAGCCGAGGAATCCGTAGGCGAGGGCGGTCTTTGGTCGCCATTCCTCGGTCGTTGAAGATTGGAGGTTGAGCCACTCGGTGACGCCGGGAGCGTGGAGCCACTCGCGCATGCACCAATCAACGAAGGCCGCGCACCATGGCCATGAGGCGGGCTTTAGGTCGGTGGCCCGCTGGTAGTCTCGGATTTGCGATCCGTTGTTGTTCCCGCCTTCCTCGCGGACTCCGATTTGTGAGGCGGCGATTTCGGCGAGGAGCTTTGTCATTTGTCTTTGAGGGCTTTTGCCTCGCCGAATTTCGACCAGGCATAGGACAGGTTGTCGTCTGCGGGGAGGTCGGGGTTTTGCACCGGCATGTATTTCACCGACACGCTGAGTTGCAGGTTGCCCATCTCGCCGACTCGGTCGCCGAATGGCGGGATCGGAACGCTGACGCAGGAGGTGAGGAACGCCAGTGCCAGACAGGCAAAGGCGAAGAGGATCATTCCTGCGGCGATCCGGCCCGGGGTCATCCCTTGCGGAGGATGTTGATCGCGCCGACCAGCCCTAACCCCGCCGCCACGATGGCTTCTTGGTGCTGCGGACTAAGCGAGACGCCCAGCCCCGTGAGGACCAGAAGGACGCCCCTCCATGTTGACGATTGGCCGAGTTGTGTGAGCAGGTAGTTCATTGGTTTCATGTTGTGGATGGTATCAGTCAAAATTCGCTAGTCAAAAATCAGTCCTCGGTGGTGGCGTTTTGGTAGAGGCCGAGCGCAGGCTTGACCATGTTGAGGAGGACGGCAGGCGCGGCCATGGTTGGCGTGACTGCCATCGAGCGGAAGATATTGTTCCACTCTTTGAGCATGGCGTCTGGGTCGCTGAAGTTGAAGGCGTCATCGAGGTTTGACCCGGCGCGGATTGCCGACTCGGCGGTGTTGAGGAGCGGGTTTTGCGACGAGGTGAAATACCCTTGGCCGGTGAGCTTGGAGAGGGCGACCTCGGCCACTGATCCTGCGAAGAAGAATCCTTGGAATGGGGCGAGGAGCATGGCTTTTGCAAAGCCGCCGATGCCCCAGATTTCCTCGTCGTCGTCATCTGAAAAGGTGTCTTTGAATGCGCTGGAGATGACATGGGAGACGAGCGCCATGAGTTCCACGGCGACGATGCGGCGGATGTGTTCGCTGGCTTTGCCTCGCCCTGTGGCCAGCCCGCGAGCGGCATCTGCGAGGATGGCGGTCTTGAGGCGCGGGTCGGACATGAAAAGGAAGAAGGTTTTTGCAAAAACATTCCCGTTGTTTTCCATGATGCTTTTCTGGCCAAAGCTGACCGGCTGCGCGAAGCGGTAGATGGCCTCGCTGGCGGCATTGAGTGCGGCTTGCTTGGCGAGGTTCTCTGGCATGCCTGCGTCGAGGGCGTCATCGAGGTTGGCCCTGTAGACGATGGCGCTGGAGATCGAAGTTCCTGCGGAGTCGAGCCAGTTGATCGGGGTCATCGATGCCTCGGCGATCTTCGCGGCGAAGTTTGGTTTGCCTGCGTAGCGGGAGAAAAGGAAACGCGCCTCGGCGGTTGCGCCTCCTTGGAGTCGGTTCTGGATGGCATCGGATTCCCAGACGGTCTGGATGTCCTCAATGATGTTGCCGGGTTGTGAGAGCGCCGAGGCGATCTGCTTCATGTCGAGCGAGAGGCCGAAGCGGATCGTGTTTTCAAGCTGCATTGCGAGCGTCTTGAGGTTGAATCCGAGCGATGCGACTGCTTTGCCGGAGATGGCTGTGCCGATGACATTGTTGAGCCATGCGGATTCGCGGGCCTTGTTGCCGCCTCGTTGTTCCAATTGGTCTGCCCAGAGTTCGGCGCTTTTGAGGACGGCATCTCCGTGCTTTTGCTTGAGGGATTCGCGGACATCCGGGGAGGAGAGGAGTGCGCGGAATTCGCGGGCGAGTTCGGCGAAATGGACCCAATGGGCTTGCTGGGCGATGTGGCCTTGCGCCACGGTGAGGGCATCCTCTGCAGCGATCTTGGCAGAGTGGGTGACACGGGTTTTGGCAAAACTCGGAGTCGTGCCGGTGGCGGTCGGCGACCCGTCGAGGCCGATGTCCTTTGAGTCTTTGGCGTTGAGGAACCGAGTCGGCGCGTAGTTTTTGACCTGCGGCATGGTCATGCCGAAAATTCGCGAGTAGACCGGATTCACGATGCTTACGCCTTTGCCGTAGAGGGCTTGCAGGTAGTTGATGACGGATCGGGAGACGGGATCGTTGACGAGAGCCTTAAGGTCGGCTGCGCTTTCATCGGTCCATCCTTCCTTCCGCATCTTGATTTGGACATCCGGTTGGTTCCATGAGAGCAGGAGTTGGATGGCCTTGGCGCGGGACATGTCGAGCTTCACATCCTCGCCACGGAAAATGACACGCTTGATGGTGACGAATTCTTTTTGCGTGTCCGCCGGGAGTGCGGCGAGTTCGTTGCGGAGCGTCTCGATATCGGCATCGGTGAGCTTGCTTCGGTCGGCCTCGCCGGTGACGATCTTTTGAGCAAGTTCGATGGCGATGCGCTCGTCCTTCACTTTGCGGCCTTCAAGGTAGGCTACGGCATTTTTCTGATCTCCTTTGAGCCAGAGCATGGCATCGCCTGCTGACATGTTGGCGGCTTTCGCGCCTTCCCGGACGGCATCAAGGATGCCTTTGCCATCGCGGATTTCTGCGGATTGCGCGGCCATGTCGGCTTTGCGGAGACGCACGGAGAAGTTCGCGGCGATCTCCGGCGGGAGCATGGCGGTGACGAACTGCTCGAAACTGGCGTGGTCGAGAAGGTAGTTGTTCCCGACCTCGGTGATGCGTTGCATGAGTCCCTTGTCGGCGAAGCGTTTTTTTGCTGTGCCTTTGCCGAGCCATTCGATGGTCGCTGCGGCACGCGCCCTCTGCTCGTCGATGCGGGCCTGCTCCTTGATCCGCCACGCTTCGCGTCCCATTTGCAGTTGACCTTTGAGCCAGTCGAGACCCTGTGCGAGCGTCTCGGACGAACGGTTGTCGAGGTCGCCAAATGTGTTGAGGATCGACAGCTCTTCAGAGAGAGCGGAGATGTCCTCGGCGGTGGCGTCCGGATTGGTGAGCGCGGCATCAATCTCGTCCATGCGCTTGGGCGTGGCCTCGTCGTCAAGGAGGGTGGCTCGGTAAACCATGTCGGCGAACTTCTGCGTCTCGGCTCCAAGGGTTGACTTGCGGACTCCGTTGTCACCGGCCTTCGGGCGGGATTGCTTCACGGCCTTGGTGATGGCCTCGGTGTATTCGCGCACCAGCACCTTTTCGAGTTCGGTGTCGATCTTCTTGATGCGGTCGCGGAAGAAGTCGGCGAGGGCTTTGTCGGCTCGCTTGCTGGCGAGGTTTTCCTTGGCCGTGTAGCCTGGTGGCAGCGAGACCTGCTTGCCTGCTTGGCCGATGTTTTGGCCTTCCTTCATCCATGCGCTGATGATCGCGCCGTCCATGTTTTTGGCTTCGGAGACTTTCACTCCGTCCTTGAAGACATCCATCGGAGCGATGTTGGCGAGGACGGTGTAGCCGCCCACGCGCCCACGCACTTCGGGCGGGAGGACTTGAAGGATCGCGTCGAGTTCGCCGAATCCTTGGAGCAATTGGTTGCGGCGGATTTGCGTCTCGTCGGAGCCGGTGTCGGCCATCGCTCCGAGTTCATCGGAATTCCAAGACATGAGCTTGGAGAATTTTTGCTTGGCCCTCTCGTAGACTTTGAGCCGCTCGTCCGGGCCTCGGTTCATGCCGCCGAGCGCGGCGTTTACTCGGTCGATCTCGCGCTGCGAGGCGATGGAGTAGTTGATTGCACCCGCAAGAGGGAAATCGGTGTGCTGTTGCGTCAGTATTTGATTTTTTGTTTCTGGAAAAGCCTCATCCAAGACGGTGATTTTTTTCATCTTGGCAACAGGCTTCCCTTTCAAAACATAGTCGTAGGACAAGTGTGTTGGAACCCCTGCTTGTTGGCCGGTTAAAATAGGATCACTATCTTTAATTGGATCGATTTTTATTATTCCAACAATCGCCCCGGTTGGCATTCCTTTGAATGCCGGTTCTTCCATTTGCTCAACCAGAGTGATTGGGTCTGGCATTCCAAGTTTTGTGTTTTTCTTGGAAAGCAATTGCTGGTAGGCGATTTTTACACCTTCGCCTTTTGTTTCGACCTTCGTTTTTTTAAAATATGTCGATGCGCGTTTTTGTTGCGGCAAAGAAATAATCGCGTTTTTGGCTTCTTCTAAAGACTTCCATTTTTTCTTGTGACCAGTTGAAAGTTTTGAATCTGAATGATTAGAAAACAACTCACGCACACGATTAAGTTCTCCAAGTGCGGTTGCTTTTGTGATCGCTCCGCTTGAAATGTTTTGCTCAAGGCTTGCAAACCATACATGAGTAAATGTTTTGTTACCAATAACATTACCCTCTTGCATGAGGACTAATTTCACATATCCACCATTGGCGGCAGCTCGTCGGGCGACCGTCCTTGCCACATTTGGAGCATTAAACGCCCACACCACTCCGGCTTTTAAATTCTCAACAATGGACGGGTAAAACATTCCGCCTTGCAATGGTATCCCCATAAGCTCACCGACCTTCATGCGGTCGATGTGGATTGCCGCAATTGTCGATGTCTCCTTCTTGATCTTGTTGAAAAGTTTTTTGTCTATTGTCGGAAAAACTTCCGGCAATGATCTTGGGCCAATTGAGTAATTGGTCGGCCCCCACGGAATATCCTCTCCTTCTTGATCTGGATCAAGGATTTCAATACCAGTATCTGGAGCAGGGGTGCCGGGTTCTGTTGTCTCGTCTGGATTAACGACAACTTCTTTGTCCTTTTTCCCAATGCTGTAGTTGGTTGCGCCGGTAGCTGGCGCGGCGAGAGCTTCCGATGCGGGGATGCGGTTGCCGTTCTCCTCGGTGATCTTGATGAGGTTCTCGTCGAAGACGACATAGTTGGAGGTGCGTTCTGGAAAGTTGCGAAGAAGGTCGCTTCGCATTTTCTCCTTGGCCTTTGGTGTGTCATAGACACTTCGCATGAACTCATCGACAGCGGCTTCCTTGTTGCCGTTGTTTTTCTCGGCAAGTTCTAAAAGCCGGTCGTCTGTAGCATTGACCGAGCGGCTACCGCCGTCGAGGTAGCGGATGCCGGGGATGCCTGCGGCGAGGAGGGCTTCGGAGGCTTTCTTTGAAGCGTCAACGCCATCGCGTGAAAACTCCGCATCGGGAAATGTGGCGCGAAGTGTGCTGTATAATGCCCCGCCAACCTGCTCCCCACTTTTCCCAGAAATTGCGTCCTGCCACAACCAATTGCCGGAGATTGATTGCAATGCTGCATGCACCTTTGGACTTTGGTCGGAGAGCGGCTTGTCCCAATCGAGCAGGTCGGCATCGTCAACATCGAGTTCGACGCTGTAGAGGTTGCCTGTTGGGGTTGGGGTTGTGTCTTTAATTGCTGACAAAACCTCGTCTACATCTTTTACATATTGCGAGTTGGATTCGACATTATCGCCTTGCGCTGCCCAAACCTTTGATTGGGATTTTGATGACTCCAATTGTTTTACAAAACCATCCAGCGATTTTGTTTGCTTCCAAAAAGCCCGAGCTTCTTTGAGTATTTTTTTCGCCCCCGGCGTAGACACAATGTTGTCTGCCATCTGCCCGTCTGCGGTCATCAACCGAATGCCGCCGAGTTGATCTCGGTATCCTTCTCCAACCGCTTTTGCTTGTGCAAAATACAGCCCCCACCCATAAGCCTGCGCTCCTTCGCCGGTGCCGATCTTCTCGGTGCTGAATTTGTCCACCTTGTGCGGGGTGCCGTGGAATGCTCCGATGCTGTAGTTTGCAGGTCCGGTAATCGTGGCGTTGCTGGCGCGAATGGAGGGAGTATCAGTCGAAACTGCGCTGGCGCGGGAACCGATGGAGAAGTCATTGCCTTTGGGTTCCGGCTTGTTTGCCCGGAAGTCGAGGACCGGGATCGTAGCCATCCCGAGTTCCTTGGCGGCGGTGGCGCGGTGCCTGCCGTCTTCCTTGCCATCGGCGTAGATGGCCAGCGGGTCGAGTTTGCGCCCGCTCTGCATCATGTTTTTGAGGTCGTCGATGTTGTCGCGGGAGGCTTCGTCCACTTCCAGCGGTCTGACCTGTGAAAGGAATTCGTCGGGCGACATGGTCACGATCTGCCCGCCACGCTGCGCGAAATCCTCGTTAGCCCACCACTTGCCCTTCTGCTCCATGGGGTATGGGTTGGTATCAGTCGAAACTCGTTGCCCAACCGAGTAGTTGAAGGTGCCTTGTGCCAGTTCGCCGCCGACCCGCTCCCGGGTGGTGTCCACCATCGTCTGCTGGTTGAGTCCCACGGATTCGGCGAGGAAGGATTCGTATTCCGCTGGGAGAGCGCCGTCCTTAAAGGCTCCGCGCAGGGCGACTGCTCGGCGCAAGACCTCGGCAAAGGTCCGCATCATGTTTTTGATGTAATCGATGAACGAAGCCGGAAGAGCGGATGCCTCATTGGCGTCGATTTTCCCGTCCTCGTAGGCGGCTTGGACTTGGGCGAGCGATTCCACGATGTCGCCTTCCGAATCTCGGACAAGGTTTTGGAATGTTCCTGGCAGGGCTTTTTCGGTGGCGTCGAGCCACCCACGCAAGGTGTCAAGTGTGACGCTTCCATTTCTGATCGCGACCTTGACCGCCGTGTGGTGGATTTCCTCGCGGAGGTTTTCCGGGCGAGTGTTTGGGTTGATCGTGATGAGTGACTTGAAGACCATCTCCGAGACATCGTCCACGCTGGCTTCGCCGAGGATGTTAATTTGCTCGTAGGGCGTGTCTTTGAGATGGGAGTTCGCGATGCGGTTGTGGAGTTCTTGAATCTGCGATGCGTTGCCTGCGGCTTGGAGTTGCTCCAGTTTTTGCTGGGCATTCATGCCTTCGGATTCCATGACGAGCGTGTTATTGGAATCTTGCGATTTCCAATTAGTGATCCGGTCGTTGATGATTTGCCGAAGTTCTTGAGGCTCGTAGGCGGTCTCAAACTGCTTGTTTAAAAGTTGTGTCTCGGTGTGCTGGCGCACGGCATCCAGAGCAGCCTGCTGGTCTTGGGTCTGTAGGAGTTCCTTGCCGTCCGGCGCGGTGACGACCCAGCGGCGTGTGCCGTCCTCGGCGACCGTCTCGGAGAGTTTGGCATCGTTTTCTCCGGGGGTCGCGGCCTGCTGCATTTCGGCGATGACTTCTTGCCGTCCGGCCTCGATGGCTTCGGGAGTGCGTTTGTCCCACTCCATCTGGATGCGGGCGGTGTATTCCTCGGGATTCTCGGCTCGCTGGATGAAGGTGACTTGATCCTGCCCGAATCCTGCCATGCGGAGCTTGGTGGCGTTGAGTTCGGCGGAAGGGTTCTTGATGTCGCGGTAGGTGGCGACTCCACCGCCGATGAGGGCGAGCGGGAGGGTGGCGAAGAAAGTTTCGGCCCGCTGACCTCCCCATTCGTTCAGCAGTTTTCCAAAATCTTTGTCGGGCATGTCCTCGCGGAGGGCGGCGACGGCGGTCTCCAGCACGGGGGCGATGAGGTCTTGAGCGCCTTCCTGCAAGTTCTGCTCCACGACATTGGCTCCGATCTTGACGGTGCGGCGGACGCCATTGCTGGCGATGCGGTCGAGGTAGCGGCCAAACATGGGGAGTCGCCCGGTGAGGCTGCTCAACTGGACCCGGTCGATGGCGGCATTGGCCGCGCCTTCCACTAGGGCGAGACCTTGGGCGAACTGCGGGTTGATTTCCGGGTTCTCCAGCATGATGCGGTCGTATTCGGTCGCTTGGTAGGCGAGGACGCCGAGGTAGGGGTTGACGGCGGTCGCGCCCATGAGCGGGATGCTGCCAGACAAACCGTAGGCTCCGCGCTCGGCGGTTCCCCAGAAGGATTTCTCTTCCAGCACGGGGCGGATGGGATCGACGCCGGTCTTGGCGACATTGCGAAGTTCACGCACGACCTTGAAGGACTCCATGGCATTTGTGGCGTAGGAGGTAAATTGATCAGCCTCTTCGGGTGTGGCTTCGCGGTAGCCGTCTTGAGGGGTGGCAAACATTCCGACCGTGGGAGCTTGGCCGAGGACTTGGGCTTTTGGTGTCTGCTCGGCAACGGTCGCCTTGGTGATGTCTCCATTTTGAGGCACCAAGACTTTTTGCCCGCTTTTTACTTTTTGCAGCACATCGTTGACGCCTGCTTCTTGAATCTGGAGCGTTCCCTGCGGGACGAAGTCGAACCCACGGGTGAAGGCTTGCCCCATGTTGATGGCAAACTGCTCGATCCCGGCGCGGTCGATCTGACCGGCTTGCGCGGCGAGGGTCACATATTTGTAGATTTTCTGGCGGTCTTCGGGGGGAGCGCCGACGAAGTCGTTGGCGAGGCTTTGCATGTCCTCGTCGGTGGCGTTGCCTTGGGTGAACGAGGTGAGCGTGGAGAGCGCCTTGGACGCCTGCGGACGAACGGTGTCGAGGTCGTTGATCGTGTCGTAGTAGAGCTTGTAACCCTGCGAGAGGAAGGCGGCGTCATTCTTGCCGTCCACCAGTTCCGGGTATTTCTGCTGCCACTGGTTGAAGACCTCGGTCATGCCGTCCACGAAGGGGCGGGTCTGGCCGAGTTGAGAGTCGGCAATCGCTTTGCCCACGGACTGCATCTGGAGGTCGTTGATCGCCTCGGTGCGTTGCTTCTGCCAATCGTAATCTCCCCGGATGAAATCGAAGAGTTGACCGTCGTTAAGGTTTTTCTGGCCGAACGCCTGCATGGCGAAGGCATCGCGCTCCGGTTCAAAGTTTGCGGCATCGATGGGCCGGTTAAGTTGGTGTTCCAAGTAGGCGTGGATGCTGGCCCTTTTTGCGGTTGCCTCGGGATCGAGCGCCTCGGAGAGCGCGGGATCGTTGTCGTTGATTTGCTGGTAGTAGCTCTCGTCTGTGAAAAGTTTTGAGAAATGGGTGTCGGTCTCTTCCCGCTCCCTGCTTTGCTTTTCCTCGCCCCAAGCAAGGAGGGCATCGGCCATCTGCTGGCGATCCTCTTCCGGGGCGTTGTCGATTTCGTTGTAGAAGCGTGTCGCTGTCTCGTCGTCGATGAGTGGGGTCATACTTTAAGCAGTAGGTGCCTTGCGGAAGGAAACGACAGCCATGCCATCGTTCTTTTGTTTGCCGCCGGGAGAGTGAAAATCGAAGCGTCCGGTGAGTGGCTTGCCGAATTTCTTGATCGCTTGCGAGTCCTGCATGGTGCGGTCGTCCCAAGTGCGGATCACGGTGGACCCATCGGCGAGGGTGAGTTCCACGGGATCGCCCTTGCCGATTCCGGCGGCTTTGAATTTGCGCTCGATGTCGGGCGAGATGGCGAGGGAGTTTTCGTCGAGGCGATTGTTCCATGCGCCGATGCGGTTGCGCGAGTTGGTGTCGGAATATGGATCGTTCGGGAAGTTGTAGCTCGTCACCTTGCCGAGGGATTTGTCTTTTGCCTCTTTGGCTTTTTGAATGGCATCGGTGGATGGCGGCGGCGTTGGCTTGGGGGTTGGCGCTCCGTAGGCTCCGGCGCTGATGCTCTCTACATAGCTACCGCGATTCGATGTTTGGTTTTTGCGATTGTTCTTCGACGACTCGTTGATCAGCGGTTGGATGAGGCTGTCCCTGTAATTTATGGCATCTGCCGGGGTCTTGTCTTTGTTGGCTGGGTTTGCAAACCAATCGCTCATCCCTTCTTGAATGGAATAGACCCGCGACCAGTAGGCGTTGTTCTTGGCGGGATCGGTGATCTTTTCTCCATACATCCCGGAGGATGTTTTTTCCGTGCCGGGATCGCCGAGGAGACCCGATTTTCCGAGATTGAGGACATTGTTAATTATGTCTCCCTGCCATTTTTCGGTTGGTGATTTCAGAGTCCCATCGGCGTTGAATTTTTTGACCGCTTGGGCAAGCCGGTCGTTGAGGAATGGGCGAAGTTGTTTTGGGACATTGGCGGCGATTTCATTTTGTAGGGTCGCAAATTCGCCGAGGTTGTTGTCAATCGAAGGGTCGTAGGTTGCCAACCGCGCATTCACTTCGGAGATTTTCTTGGCATCATACGGCACATTGTCGCTGATTAACCGCTCCAGCCGTTTCTTGGATTCCGTGCCGGTGACCTTGTAAGACGAGAGTGCCGATTCCAGTTTGTCCTTGTCGGTGATGAGGATTTCGTTCCCGTTGGCATCGCGGATCGGGGTGTTGGAATCAATCGCTTGGGCGAGGATGTTGTAGTTGTTCGCCTCGGTGATCCGGCCTTGCTGATCGACCTGCGCCATCAAGCGGCGGACTTTGCTCATCGGCATTTCACCGTAGGCACCCTTGATGCGGGCATCGTCTTTCGCGTTCCCGGCGGACTTGACATATTCGTTGAGGTTCTGCTTCGCGACCGTGTAATCGGTCATCAAATCAGCGGTGATCCGGTCAGTCTGCATGGCCTCGTCGGCGCGGATTTCGTTGTCGCGGATGTCGGCTCCAAATTTATCGAAGTCCTCTTGGGTAAAAACGCCTTTGTCCACCCCACCCTTGAAAGCGGAGAGAGAGGCTTCAAAATTGCCCTCGGCGGCGAGTCGGAGGGCGTTGGCCTTGATGTCGGTCTTGGCAAGTTCCAGTTGCTTGATCCGGGTTTCTGCCTGCATCGAGGCTTGAGACTTGAGCGTCCAGTTCTCGAAATACGGGTTGAATTTCTCGGCGGCGTTGTTGCTGAATTTGATTTCGGCCAGCGCCTTTTTGGTTTCCTCTTGGTTCCGTGCCAGTGAGTCGCCCCACTTTTCCATCGGGAGAGTTGCCTGGTCGGCTTTTTGATTTTGAGAGGCAATCGCGAGGAGTGTCTCGGCGCGGTTGATGTCGGCGTAGTCCTTGGCCTCGGCGAATTTCTGGCCCCACTTCATGGCGACATCGCCCAGCCCGCCGATGGAGTCGGCGAATTTGCCCATGGCGCGGGCTTCTTGGGAGAAAGCATCGAGTTCCAGAGTTTGGGTGAGCATCGACTGCGCGGCGTTTCGCATTCCGCTGGGGTCGATCATGGCGGCGCGGCCAAGTTGCGCGGCTTGCGGGGAAAGGATGCCGGTCGATGGCCCGAGGGCTTGCGGGCCTGCGTTGGGGATGTCGGCGAGTCGGATGGCGGGCATTAGCCTATTGCTCCTTGTTTGGTGGTAGACCCCTTGTAGCCGTAGTAGGTCATTCCGGTGTTGGCGGCGGAACCGATCCCGCTGGCGAGCGCGGTGTATCCACCCATCGCGGTGGCGCGGGCGGTGGCGTTGCCGGACATTTGCTCGATGGCGGCTTGGCGCATATTGATTCGGTAACCTGCTCCTGCGGCTTTCTCGGCGAACTGGGCATCATTGAAACTGATCTGCGCGGCTTTTTTGTTCATCGCCGAGGCGAAGAGGTCGGAATTCAAATTGAAGTCGCCGACGAGTTCGTTCATCCCGGCCTCGTAGCGTTTTTTCTCCGAGGAGAGATTGGCTAGGAGTTTGGCATCGGCGACCTGCATTTCGTAAATATTGGCGGTATCAGCCAAAACTGCAAGAGGCGATCCCTCGGTGGTCACGCCCCCGGCGGCGTATTGGGAGCGTTGGAGTCCGAGGATGCGGGCCTTCTCGGCGCGGATGCGGTCGGCCTGCTCGCGGGCTTGGCGATCCTCGCCATCGGCTTGGGCGCGGAGTTGCTGGGATTGCTGCTGAACAAGGACATTGTTCATGTTCGCCTGGTCGGCCTGCGACTGCGCGTTGAACATGGACATCTGCGAATTGAACTGATCCGCCTGCGCGGCCCGCTCCGCTGCCATGCGCTGCCATGCGGCATTTTGCTCGTTCTGGATGCGGTTGTATTCGGCAATCGCGGCTTGCGACTTGCTTTGCTCGCTGGCCGAATACATCGCGATGCCGGTCGAGGCGGCGGTGGCCAGCGCAGATATTACCAACATTGTTGTTAACCCCCCGTCAGCCATTAGAAACCTCCTCAGTTGGTGTCATAAGAAAAACTTGGTCGCGATTGGCTTCGCGGAACCCCTGCCGCTCCAGCACCCGGGCTATGCCGGGGTATGTGAAGACCGCCATCGTGTGGTAGCCGAAATCCTTGGCGATTTTTTTGAGGCAAGCCACGCAATGTTTGAAAGCGAGCATCGCGGTTTTCAAGGAAAGGCCGGGGGCGCTCACGGCATGGTCTGCTAGACACATCCCGCAGGAGTTGTCCATGTGGAGGAAGAGGGCGGAGACCGGCTTGCCGTCGATCTCGCAGACGACTCCGCATTTCGGGAGCATCGGCTCCGGGCGGCGGTGCTTGCCGTGGGCATGCCACCACTCCGAGAGCATCTCGTAGTCGGTCGGTTCGTAGTGGCGGATGGTGATCTCACTCATTGCCGTAAGCGTCCCACTTGGGGAGGATCGAGATGATGCACATTGGGTAAGGTTCGTTCTGGCGGACATCGACATCGGCGTCGATGCCGAACGCTCCGCCGAGGATGATCTTTTGGTCACCCGTGGTGGTCGTCGGGGCGAGAGCATACCATGTTCCATTATTTGTGCGAACTTCGCCGCCTCTGGATTTGAGGGTGCGGACGACGACTTGGTGGATGCGCTTCTTGCGCGACTGCGCAGTGCCGTCCTCGAAATCGGCATCGAGTTTCATCGGGCGTAGCGTGGAGGTGTAGGGCAGGCCGACATAGCCTGCGGCGGTCGATGGGACATTGATCCAATCGCCCGAGACCAATTGATACGAGATTGTGTTTCCTTGCACAACGGTGACGGTCTTGCCATCTAAATGAGCAAGGCCGGATATCATGCGATTGGCTGCTCCAGATGGGAAATACACATGGCCATCGAGGTAGCGCCATGAGGCCGATGTCTGGTTGTCGAGGTGGGTTCTCCAGAGGAGCGGGAACCGCTCGATGGTGCGGTAGGTTGTATTCCCCGGCAAGGTGCGCTTGACGACCATCCAGACTTCGTCCTCCGTTCCGTTGCCGTAGATGGTGGCGACCGACTCAACATCGGCATTGTCGGCAATGACATGGCGATGCCAGCCGACAACCTTCTGGTCCCGCTCGTAGGTCATGGCGATGAGCGTGCCATCACCGCGCACGCACCACAGCACGGCATCGGGCTGCTGCTGGTAGGCGATGTCCACGATCTCGCCATTGGTGATGTGTTCGGCGAGGAGGGTCAAATCCGGCGCGACCCATCCGTCTTTGTTGAGTTCGTAGACGAGTTCGCGAACCTTGCGTCCGTTGCGCTGGACGAAGAGGAGGACATCGTTGACGAGCGCGGCCCGCATGTATTTGCTGCCGTAGGAAGACTGGCGGCTGGCTTGCACATTGGTGGCCGAGAGTGCTTGCGTGGAATCGGCGCTGCCGATAGTCCACTCGTCGCCCGAGGTGCCGATGAGGAGTTGGCTTTGGCTATACATCCAGTTGATGCGGTTCCCTTCGGAGGCGGCAAGGGTGAATTGCACGGCATCAGCGGCGGTTGATCCGGCCTGGAAGTTCTCGAAGTCGTCGATGGCGCTGCACCAAATCGTATTTGGCTGGGTGGATGTGCCTCCATAGCAAAGGCGTTGCTCATGCATGGCGACTGCCCTTGGGTATCCAGTTTGTCCAGAAAACCCCGGCTCGGTCCAAAGGGTTGTTTTTTTATTACCGAGCGAATCCGCTCCAAGCCATTCCACCACGGTTGCTGATGCGGTTAGTCCATTGGTTGCTACCGAGTTGATTTTGACAATGCCGCCTGTTGTATAGTTTGAGTTAGTTAAAATGGCGCGGGCTTTTGTGTCGAGAGTGTAGGTAAAAGTTCCGTTACTTAAACCGCTCAAAGTCAGCAAAGAAACGCTCACGACTCCCGATTTAATAACGACTGCTGTCTCTCCCGCGTAAATTCCGTTGTCTGCGACGGAAATATTGGAATTGTTTAAATTTTGGATTTGAAATGTGTTGCCGCTGACATTTTTTACCGTGTAAGTGTCTGAAGATTTTAGTGCGCTGGTCGAAGGGAGCAGGGTGAATTGGACTTCTTGCCCGTTGGCAATCGGGTTGGTGTGGGCGCTAACCCAAATTTTTAGTCCGCATCGGTCGGCCTCATTTCCGCTGGCAAGAATATTTTTGTCGGCAGCGACATCGTATTCCCGGACGACCTCCATCTGTGAAAGGTTTTCAATTTCAGCGGTGCCAGAGGTGCCGCCGGAATTTGCCACCGTAATTGTGTATGCATTGTCGTTTGTGACCGTGATCGAATACGGAATGGTCGTAGCCAAAGGCGATCCGCTGACGATGTGAACGAAGTCGCCTGTTTGGTAGCCGTGGTCGGTATGGGAAATCGTGGCAGTCGTTCCAGACCGGGTGAAACTTTTTTTGATCGGGCCTTTTTTCCACACTTCGTTAGGTATCCGCATGAGGCGGAGGGTGGCGTTCCAGATACCGCTGGTGCTGAAATCCCACGCTCCAATGGTATCGAGGGAGTTACTCACGCCCACGGCGTTGATTGTGTATTCTTTAAACGCAGTGAGTCGCTTCCATTTCAAATCCCAGCGGGTGTTCACATGACCGGATTTGAAAATTGGATCGCTTGCGGTGAGCGTCACGGTGCCTTGATTGCTGCTGGAAGAAATCGTGGTGTCGGTGCTGTTCCGTTGCAGTTGTGGCGGGAAGTCCCAAATGACCTCCGCGAAAGTCCAATTGTTGTCGGCGAGGCGCGAGAGCTTGCGCGGCGGGTAGTTTTCATGCGCGAAATACATGATGTCGTTGATCTGGACATATTGAATTTCGCGCAGATCGGCTCCCGCATAAGGATGAGTGACTTCCAAAGTCCCGCCCGAGGTGTTGGTCTGCAAGGCTCCCGTGGCGGGGTTCCAGAATCTCATGTAGCCCACGCCCATTTCGATGATGAAGCGGGTGGTGGTGCTGAAGTTGAACCCAATCAAACGAACTTCGCCAACCGTGACAAATTTTGTCGTGCCAAGGAATTGCGTCCCCGGGCGGCGGATGACGCCGCCGTAGGGGAGGATTTGGAAGTTCTCCAGCGTCCGGCAGGCGCTGCGGTATTTCTCCAGCGAGGTGCGGGCGTCGATCAGCGGGCTGACCTCGCCGGCATTGAACGATGGGTAGAAATCGAACTTCGGCATGGGTTATTTGCGGAGGTCGCGGAGGATTTTGATGAGCGTGACGATGCCGACCGCGAGGCCGACCGCCACGGACGCGAGGCGCATCCACGCTTCCAAGTGAGGGAGCATGGAATACACCGCCGCACCGATGGAGGTGGCGCTGCCGACGAGGCCGGTGGCTGCGGATTTGAGTTGGTCGCCGTTCATTAGCTGTTGGCTTGGGCAAGCAGGTTGCCGAGGATTTCCGTGGTCGTGACTTGGCCGAGTCGAGTCGTGTTGAGGGCTGATATTTTCGAGAGTTCGCTCGATAACTCGGTTCTGACCTGTGAGGCAATCTGGCTGGCGGTGGGGACGGTGGGCGCGTTGGTCAATGTTGTCGCGGTATCGACAAGCCCGCCGGTGATGGTGCGGGTGGCGTGGCTCCAGACGGCGGCTGGGGTTAGCACGGCAGTGCCGGCAGTGTTGTCCACGGGGACGCCGAGGGCGACCGAGCCTGCGGCTGGGACTGCACATGTGCCGGTCAAAGCGCCCGATGCGTAGCTCACGCCGCTGCGCACATTGCTGGCGGCTGGCATGGCTGCGTTCGACGAGGCGTCGATGAGAGTTTTCGCGCCTGCTGTATCGCAGTAGTTGAAGACGGCGACATTGCTGCCGAGTTTTTTGAGACGGATGCCTGTGCCGCTGACTGGAGACATTCCATTTGTGCCGAATTCGAGTTCTTCAATTTGAATCACACCGAGGCCGGAGTTTGCGGCTCCAACAGCAGCCGCTATTCCCGAAGAGTTGCCGGGACCGTAGGCATTTCCTCTTGCGCGTTTTAAATTAACAATTCCCGTGGATGAATTTAACACTCCTGCTCCCGTGCCGGTTGCTGGCGATCCGGCGGCTATGCCGTTGATGTTGACGGTCGCTGCACCTGCATTTCTTACGCCGGGTGCAATTCCTGTGCCTCCAAAGCAATTCCCATTAACATTTATAGTTGCTGTGGAGCTTGATATGTGTATTCCAGCACCGGCAGTAGTGCTTCCGCTGCCACCTGTGGTGTTTCCGTTAAAATTTAAAACTCCAGAACCGCTTACAAGCAGAGTAGAATTACTGGTTCCCGCAGATGATGCATCTCCAGTTAAATTGCCCGTAAAATTCAAAGTTCCCGATCCTGTAAATTGGATAACATTTGCATTTCCCGATGCATTTACGCTTGAGGCGTTCCCGACGATTGATGCCGAATTAGGGAATGACCCCGCATAAGTAACAATTGCCGCGCCACCAGTAACTTGCCCTTGAATCATGTTTGCGGTCAAAGTCACACCATCGGATAGAGTGAATGCGCCTCCAAGAGTTGCCCCTCCCGTTGTGTCGTTGCGGACTTCAGCCACCGTTGTGCTGACATTGACGGTGATGGCAAAGCTGTTTGACATCAATACATCGGAGGATGTGAATGTTGGGAATAGGTTGCTGGCTGTGCCGCTGGGCGTGGTCGCCCATACATCTACGGCGTTGATGTTTCCAGCTTTACGGGCGTAATAGGTAGCCATGACTTAAAGTCCTTTCGCGGTGATGTAGGATTGCAACGCTGACTGAATCGCAGCAACGGCGGCTTGCTCTGCGGGGTCGGCGATCTCGGAGAAACTACCGCGCAGGAGACCGAAGGCTGCGGAGTCGGCGGTTTCGACTACTTCATTCTCCACCCGTGTGGGAATTAAGCGCATTGCGATGGATGCGTCTTGCGAGCCGTCGGCTTTGTAGAATCCGGTAATGGCAAGGTTGAGTGAGAAGTTCGGGTATGTTTTGCCGTCGATTTCGATTGGGTTGGTAGCGTTCATGGTGTTTGGATTTTTTGAGGTTTAGGAAAATTGGAGGGACTCTTTGGAGGACCACGCGCCGACTGCGGCTTGGGTGGCCGTGACCGACCCATCGGCATCGGTGGTGATGCGGGTGATCGTCCAGCCGGTGGAGGCTTCGGCGGTGCCGGTGGGGGCAATGCCGTAGTAGTGGTAGGGGGAGTCCCAATCGGCGCGGGCGATGGTGGAACCGCCCTCGGTGAGAGGGACGGGTGACCACGCCTCGCCGTCGAAGACGAGGATGTCGCCCATCTCCGCCCCCTCGCCAGAGAGGCGAGAGGCCGGGATGGTGACTGGCATGACCTGCCAACGCGCTCCCGTCCACTTCCACTTCCGATTGCCGGAAGTGAAGGTGTCGTTGACCGACGGGGTGGATGGAAACGCGAGGGCGGACATGGTTTTTTACTGCTTGTCGATTTCGACCCACGCTCCGTTGTAGGAGAGGTATTCGGTCATGTCGGTGGGGTCGATCCAGCGGAGACCAGCGGTGTGGCTGGGGGCCGTGGTGGAGACGACATCCTTGATTTGCTTGCCGCTTTCGAGGGCGGAGATGTTCGACTGCGCGGTGGATAGTCCGCCTTCCAAGGAGGAGGCGCGGCCTTCCAGCGAATCGATGTCCCCTTCGGCGCTGGTTACCCGACCGGCCAAAGTGCTGGCGGCGGATTCGGCGGCGTCGAGGTCGCTCTGGAGCGTGTTGATTTCGCCCTCCGCCGTGTCGAGGCGGGCGTCGAGGCCGGAAATGTCCGAGGCCAAATCGGCATCGGCGGCTTCCAGCGAGGAGACGGCATTGGCGAGGTTCGTGGAGGCGGCACCAGCGAGGCTGGAAATGGCTCCGTTGAGGTTGGAATCCGCAGCTTGGAAAGCTGTGACGATTTCCGAGAGCGAATCGAGGGCGGT